CAGGACGGCGGTGTTGACCGAGAGGCCGATGGGTTCGCCGTTGTCGGGGTCGAAGCCCTTGAGGGTGAGGATCGGCTGGGCGCCGACGTGGATGGCGTGGTGGTAATCGGTGAAGCGCTGGGCGTAGGCCAGGTTCAGGTACGCCACCTCCAGCATTGGGGGGCGGGAGACCAGGGTGGCGAGGCGGTTGCTGTAGACGCAGACGAAGGGCACCTCGTCGAGGTCGTAGGTGCCGCTGTCGTGGCGCTGCCAGCCGGTGCCGTTGAGGCCGTCACCGGCACGCCAGGTTTCCCAGGTGCCTGCCTTGAGGACGCGGATCTGCTCGATGGCTTCCTCGCCGAAGGGGCCCTTCGGTTCGATCACCGTCTCGAAGTAGCGGACTTGATCGATGACGCCTTGGGTGCGGTTGCCGGTGGTGCGCCAACCCAGCACCTGCTGGGCGTTGACGGGGATGAGGTAGGGCTTGCGGTCCTTTTGGGCTTTGCGTTTCTGCAGCAGGTTGGTGGGCGCTTCGTCAGCGGGGTTGTCCACCACCACGCAGGTGTGGCCGTAGAGCAGGCTGTCGATTAGGACGTTGCGGGCGAAGACGTTGAGCGGTGTGCCATCACCGGTCACGTCCTTGGCCCAGTCGCTCCAGAACTCTTCGTCGCCGCCCTCCAGGTGGATGCCTTTGCGGAGGATGGTGCCCGCAGCTTGGGCAGCGAGGCGCTGCAGGAAGGGCGGGAGGGTGGCGTGGAAGATGCGGCGGTTGTAGGCGTCGTCGTCTTCGCGGGGTTCGCGGGGGATGATTTGCTCGGCGTTGGCGCGGAGCGCTTTGGTGCCACCGGTGCAGAGGTTGATCACCTGCCAGAACGGCATCATCCCGACAACTGAGCCGCTGCGGATGCTCGGGTCTTCACCCGTGCCGGGTGGCATCGGGTACGGGTATTTGGTTGGGGTGTCGCGCCGCCCAACAGGCACCCCGGCAACGCCGTTGCCCCAATCCCTGCCAGACGAGGGGTATGTGCTGTTGAGTTCCGCCATAGCGCCAGTCTACGCCTGACTTATGGCAGTAAAGTAGGTGCGGCAGCGTGGTGGAACACCTGCCGCTTGACCATCTCAGGTAAGTGAGCTGATGGCTAAGAAGCTACCCGCTGCGGCGGATTTGTGGGAGCAGCTCTCCTACAACCCCCTGACGGGGGAAATGTTCTGGCGAGTGCCCAAGCAGGGCAGGCAGTTGAACCGACCTGCGGGGACATGGGACAACGGCTACCGCAAGGTCGTGATCTGCGAGCAGCCGTGCTTGCTGCACCGCGTGGTCTGGACGTGGATGACCGGGGAGGACCCCGGCGAGCTGTACTTGGACCACATTGACCGCAACAGGGGCAACAACCGCTGGTGGAACCTGAGGGTGGGGACGGCGGAGTTGAACAGCGTCAACACTCCAGGGAAGGGGTATTACCGCCGGGACAGGGCAAAACCTTGGTATGTGTCGAGGTACACGGCGCTGGGGCGCCCCGCTTGCGAGAGCTTTGCGACGGAGGAAGAGGCTAAAGCAAGGGCGGAAGAGTTGTTTATCACCAGACTCGAAAGTTTGAGCCGCCCGTAGCAAATCTGCGTAGGGGAGCAAGGTAATAACAACCGTAGCCGAGTGCGTCTACCGGCCCAGAAATATCGTCAAGACCGCCGATGCCTTTTTCGGGCTTTCCTGTCTTATCGAAAGCCTGTTGTTCCAGGGATTTGACTAAATACTTACATCGGGGGTGGACAAGTAGCCTGTTTGCGAGTAAAAGTACGTTAATACAGTTGATTCTGTCGGATACTGGTGGGTTGGCGGTCTGAGCTTTTACAACGAAGCCGCCTTTTTTGAGAAGGGAGAGGTCAGATTCGGAGGAATTGGTCGTTGTGCGTTGTCTGGAGGCGGCGTCTGGAATGATGACAAGGTTTCCAGCCGCCAAGTGATCTGGGTAAGTCTCTTGGAGCAGCCGCACCAGAGCGGGCGTGTCCTTGGGGTAGTGCTCCGCTACGGCGTGGAACTCGTCCCCGCGCCGCACCAGCACTTCGGTGAAGACGGCACCCACGTTGAAATCCACCCCGATGAGCAGCCTGTCGTCGGGCTGGATTTCAGTGTCACACCAGTGCCGGTCCCTGTCGAAAGCGGCGTAGACAGTGGTGTTGGCAAGGTTGGTGAATTCCCCCTCGATGTAGCTGGCAATCAGCTGGGGGTCGTAGTTGGCGTAGAGGCTTTCGACAAAGCCGGCGGGCAGGTGTGGATTGTCGGTGGTTTTGGCCCTGATCAGTCGTCGGTCAGGGTTGTCTCCGTTCTCGACGAAGGTGTTGTACATCCACCGGTAGCCCTCGGGGGTGGAGGCCACTGCCAGTTGAGGTTTCACCCCGCCCCGCAAGCGGGCCAGCATCATCTCGCTGGCCTTCTGCGCAATCTCGTGTGAAGAGGTGTCAATTTCGTCAGCCAGAACAAAGCTGAGCGTCTGACCTCGGATGCGGTTGTAGGTCTCCGTGGCCCTACAGAGGATTGAGACGGGACCGTTGGGGAGGTGGAGGACGTATTCGGGCTGGGGGGACACCCGGAAGTCGTGTTCGATGCCGTACTCCTCCAAGAACTCGTCGAAAGCTCTCATGAACACGTCCCGGATCATGACGTGGGTGGGCTCAAAGACAGCGCCGACGGTGCGGGGGTTGTCCATGGCCAGGAAGATGGCCTTGGCGCAGAGGGCGCGGGTCTTGCCGGCACCGAAGCCAGCGCAGAAGCCCAGGATTTTGTGCTCCAGGTCGTCCACGAAGTCGCGCTGCGCGGGCAGGAGGCCCTCGTAGATGCGTTCGCGCATCGCTTCGTAGGTTTCGGTGCAGCGGGTGCCGGTGTGCTGAGGCTTTTCGAGGACGCCACCGCCGGCAATCACGCTGAGGATGGACACGGCGGCGGAGCTGACTTAGTTAAGGCTACGAGAGGCTTCAACGAGTTCGGCGTAGCTGCGCAGTTCTCGCGTGCCGGTGTCCAGGCCCTTGCGGCGGGGGCCCTGTTTAGAGAGGACGCCGGTGGAGGAGAACGCGAAGAGGAAGGGGACGACCATGGAGAGCCCGCAGGTGAGTGGGGCGGCCACCAGACAGGCGCAGGTGAGGAAGACGCCGAAGATAGGTTTGGCGTGCCTGCTCCGGTAGGTGGTGTAGTACCGACCGCTGCGAGTGCGGTGGCGAATCAGGGTGCGGTTTGTCCGGCGAAACTTGGCCACGGGACCCTTAAGGGCTTAATGACCTGAGTATGCCCTACCACCCTTAAGGGTGTCAATCCCCTAGGAAAGAAGGGGGTGGGTTCGCAGGGGGTAGGTGCCCCAAATCCAGCATGGGGGTAGGCCCTTAAGGGTCCGTAGCCCCAGGAGAAGAGGGGGATAGGTATTTAAGTGCGTTATAAATCGTTAGACAAATCTCGGAGCAGCGGCCCAGACCAGTACAGCTGTACTCCCTTTGCCCGGGGGCAGGGCACCATAACGCCAGCGTGATAGCGTCGCCCTTCGGTATAACGCGGCGCCCCTGCTCAGTTATACCAATGCGACCTGCTCGGTTATACCAATGCGCCCCGTTGCGTTTATACCGTGACGGGGGGCGCGCGGGGTGAGGGAGCGCAGCGTCTCGGGTCCTCGGGTTACTGGTCCTCGGGTGACTGCGCTGTAGCGCTCGGGTGACTGCGCCGTTTGGGGCGTCCGTTCAGCTGACGCCCTGGAGGATTAACCCGCTCGGCAGCGCTGAACCCTTGCGGTTACTGGCGGTTCCCTGGAGCCGGGTTACTTGCTGCCATTGTTGGTGCGCGGTGCGTCAACGCCAACCATGCGAGCCATGGTCGCCCTGGCGCCAGCCGCTGCGCTGTATTGCTTGCCCTCTGCTGCGATGTGTGCGAGGTGCTCAAGCGCTGCCATCTGATTAGCGACGAATTCTTCGCGGCTCTCGTTGAACTGCGCAACGAGAATCTGCCGCGCTTCCTTCATGTAGCGGTCAGCCTGCATTTCGCTAACCCCAAAGCCCCCGGCGTCAATATCCTTACAGCATTCTTCAAGAATCATGCGACGCGGAACGCCGGTGCTCAGGCGCCGCACGCAGTAGTCAATCCGCCGCGCAATCTCTGCGTCGTTCGTTCGGCCGGGCCGTCGCTGATCGGGCGTTGCCATGCGCACAGTGTAAAGAATGTGACGCGGTTACGGCAAGGGGTCGCCGGTCGCTTGACAGCAGCCCCCCTGTCACCCATAATTACGTACATAGGGAACCGAGGGTTCCCTGTTCCCCTTGCCCATTCCCTCCCATGAATCAAAGGCTTGGCTATTGAATCAAAGGCTTGGCTATCTCCAGCGTGAAATGCTCGAGTTCTGCAAAAAGTATCCGGGCCGCCACACCATCAGCCCAGATGCCCAAACCGTACGAGTAGCGAGGTCGTTAGCCCGCCGTGGGCTGCTACACATCACGGACTGCGGCATGGCTACCGCTAGCGGCCGATCGGTGCTGATGGTGAGCATTGCACCCGCTTGACACCTAACCCAGTTAGGACCCATACTTACTTACAGATCCCCAGAGGGTCTGCTCTCCCCTTCCCCCTTCCCCCTTCCCTACCCCTTCCCTCCCATGCCTTCTGATCTGCTCCAGAACGTTCTGACCCTGGCGGTGCTGTTCTCTGCTTTGTTCGCGGTTGGATGGATCGCCGTCAAGCTGTGGCCCCTGACGCTCACCGCCGCTCTGTTCATCGCATGGTGCTGGCTTGATGGTGCCCACACCATCGCCACCGCTCTGAACTGACCCCTTCCCTCCCATGAACCAAGACCTTACCGGCGTCACACAAGTCCTAGTTACGGGTCAGCGCATCACCTTTGAGCGGACCGGCGGTGACCAATGGGTCGCCACAGGCTGGGATGCTGGCCTCCCAGTCTGCCGCCGGCCCGTCCCGGAGTCCCAAGTCCTGGCGGTGCTGACCCGTTACCCCGCTTGCGCTTTGCGCTACTGACTACCCTCCCCCGTTACCCCGTCCCCTTACCCTTCCCTTCCCTCTCATGGCTTTGACTTTTGACTGCTGCCTGACTGACACGTTCGGCGGTGAGGCCAATTACGGTTGGGTTCAGCGTGCCCGGATTGAACTTCCCGATGGTGCGACTGATCGCCAAATCGTAACGGCCGGCAAAGCTGCGCTCGGGCTTACCGGCACACGTTGCCGGACCGAATCCCTTGGTGACTGTTTCCAGCTGCGCCCCTACGGGAGCTGCACCGTGGCATTTATCACCGCCACCTACTGACCCTGCCCCGTTACCCGATCCCCTTACCTCTCCCCTTCCCTCTCATGACTCGCAAACTCTCACCCGAACTGCTGCGCCGGATTGATTCTCTCAGCGGGTGCCAAGGCCGCTGGATTGTTGACTGTCGCGAGCTGGAGGGCAACTACAGCTACGCGCTCCGTTCCCTCTCCGAGCCTTGGCCGTATTGGCAGACTGATGAGCTGACCGGCAAAGCTGAACGCTACTGGCACGCCACAGCTGACGGTTCGGAGCGCAATCCCCACAAGCTCGGATCCCTGCAGGATGCGGCGCTCTACTGCGCCCACACCGGCTGGAAATCTCGTCTGCTGTTTGTGGCGGATCGCCTGAATGACGACTGCAGCTGGCCCGGCGGTTACAGCGCTCCGAGCGTTTATCGCAGCAATGCCCGTGTGTTCCGCGATCAGTTCTCCAAAGAACTTGAAGCCGGTGCTGACGGCGACGCGGACGGTGTGGCGCTTGATGTTCGCTTCGTCAGCGATGAAATGCTCGAAACGATCGAAAGCTTAGAAAACTACTGCGTCTTAGATGAGGATGATCATTCCGCGATGCCCGATGAGGATTCCAAGCTTGCGGAGCTGTTTCACAACTGCTGCGAGTGGACAAACACCTACTGGTTCGAAGACGGCACCGATCAGTGGGTTGATCTCGATCGCGTCGCGGAAGCGCTGGATCTGCACACCGTCCGAGACTTTACGGGGCTGCAGCTGTTGAGCCCGGATCAAACGTGGCGTACTCAACCCTACCCTTGGCCCGGCGCTGAACCTGCCCCCCTGTTGGTGGCTGAAACTCTCTGATCCTGCGCCTAGATCCGATAGATCCGAACTTTTCAAAAACTCTCCCCCTCCCCCTCCCATGGCACGCAAGAAAGGATCACAAAACGTCCGAACCGGTGAAATTGAAAGCTACTTGCTGGATTCTTTGGAAGCTCACCCATTGATCCCAACCACGGTGCTGGTGGCAGCAGTGATTCAGCAGTTCGGTCTAGGTGCAACGCAAGCGCGCCACCATATCAACGCTGCCCGCGAGAAACGCAAGGCGCTACAGGGCTCGGCTCCCGGCTGGCATGAGGCACAAGAACAGTATTTGCAAGCTCAGCTATCCCACAAACAGGAACTGTTGGGCCTGATTCACGAAGCTTCGCTAGAAGGTGACCGAAAAGCCCGCTTGCAAGCGTTGCGACTGCTGCAGGATGTGGAAACCAATCTCCTACGCTTCGCTCCCACCGAACGATTTGGCGACCAATCGGAGATCCTGGCAGCCAAGGCGGCCCACCTGCAGGCTCCCCCTCCGTTTTGATTGGCTGCCCCTACTGATCTTTGCCCGGCCACACGGTCGGGCTTTTTGCTGTCTTGGCTTGCGTCGCTTGAGACGCAGCTTTACACCGGCACGCCGGCACCCCCCTGGCAGCTGGTGGCTGAGCGCGCCAATTCCGTCTTGGCTCCCTCAGAGCGCTCCCCTCAGAATCGCCTGTAAGACCCCTAAGGATCAGCCGGTACACTACCCCGCACCCTTAAGGATGCCTCTCCTAGCCTCTCCTGGCAGCCTCTCAGAGCTTCCCCCAAACCCCTTGCGCTGCAGTCGATCTCAGCGTTCTCAGTTACCCTTGCAACTGAGTCTCAACAGCAAGCCTATAGGCCAGGGCCATCGCATCAGCCAAACTTGATGCCAGGAGCACTCCCACGCAGCCGTCGATCAGCACCCTGTAGGTGCCATCGCTTTGGCGGGCAATGCTGCACATCACGGCCCCACGCCAATCCCGTTGGATGGCTTCTGCATTAAAGGCGTTTTTGCATTAAAGGCGCTGGGCTCTTTAAAGGCTGCCTGCCTGCCGTGTTCGATGCCTGCGAAGTAGACCCCGGCCAGAATCACGGCCTCAATCGCTACGCACATTGAGGACCAGATCAATCTCTTCCCCCCAGCAGTTCTTGTCTTCTTGCCAGAGGACCTCGCAGGTCGGCTCGAAGTGCCTGTCGTAATACTCCTGGACGAGGGCTTCCAGCAACCCAAGCAGGGCTTCATCTCGCCACAGACCCGGCAGGTTGTGGATGATGGGCTCGTTGCAGTCATTGCGGTGAAAGATCAGAACGGTTTGTTGGTGCTTGGGACGAGGCTTTAAGCGATCAAGCCACGACATCGACTTGCCTCTTCTGGTAGATCTCAAGGCGAGCAAAGAACTCCAGCTCCCGCTCCTGGAGCGTCTGCTTCTCCAGTAGGAAGTGCTGCGGGCTGGTGGTGGGATACGCAATCACCAGATGGGCTCGGTTCACCTCGATGCCGTAGGTCCAGCTGATGCCTGCACAGTAGGCAGCCAACTGCACCTCGTAATCCTTAACCCTTTCCTCCCCTGGGGTGAACGCTTTACCGCCTCTGGTTTTCCAATCGAACAGGGCAACGTCGGTGCTGTCGTAGGTCCAACCCAAACAGTCGAAGGTGCCGCTGAAACCCGCTGGATGCCAGATCGGCTTCTCGATAGCGAGGGCAGAGTGGAAGTTGCCTTCCAGCCAGCCCTGCAGGCTGCGCCAGTACCCACCCCAGCAAACGCGCTGGGCTACCCCAGGTAGGTCGCCGTTTGATGGGGCAGGTAGGTCACCGTTAGCCCCACCAGGTAGGTCGCCCCGCCCCTGGAGGATCCAGTTCTCTGCCTGTAGGTGGGTCCAGCTACCACGACGGGCA